TCTAATGTTATACCTACAAATCAGAAACGCAGGTTATATGATGAAATTGCTGCTGCAACTTTTAATGATCCTCGGTTTAAAGTTTTAAATGAGAGATTAGGTTTAAATGAGAAAGATTTACGTAAAGCTGCAAAAGCTCAAAATATGGTTACGTTTTATGGTGCTGGAGAAAGAACTGGAATTCTTAATGTTGAAGGTAAACTTGCAAAAGTATTGGAAAAGAAACCTGCAAAACCTGTTGAAACAAAAGTAACAGAAGGTTTATTATCCGAGCGTCAAGATTCTGCAGGATTGTTAAGAGTATTAGGTGTTGATAATAAAACAGATCCTAATTATGTAGGCACAGTAGATGAGATTATTAAATCGCAAGGTGAGTTAATTTCAAAGGCTATGAAAGGTCAGTTGTCTCCTGCAGAATTAAAAAATACGTTTAAATGGCTACATACTTCTGATATTGAATTAACAGATGAAAGAAAAGAGCGTGCTACATATAAAACATTTGATCATAAGACTGGTGAAAAATTTTCTAAAGAAAAGATAGCTGAAAATAAAGCTAAATTTGAACAGCGCTCAAAAGGCGATACTAAGAAATATATTGCTATGCAAGTTGTTGAAGAACTCGGTGAATTTTTAGATGAGCATTTAAAATCTTTAAATGTCCCTTCCGATTCAAGAGCCTTTAAATTATTAGAAGCTCAAAAACGTATTTTAAAGTCAAACAGGTTTGGTGAAGACACTATCATTAAAGATGAAGCGAGTGTTTATAATTTAAAGACAAATAAACAAGCTGCTGAAATGGCTTTAGAAGATGCAGGATTTACACCTGCTACTGCAAACACAGAAAAGACTATAGCAGATCTTAGTTCAGCATTACAAGAAGAATTGATTAATGTAACTAAAAAGCCTGAAACATTTGCACCTACATTAGTAGTTAGAGCTAGTGATAGAGACAAAGTATTAAATGAAATATCGGCACGTGCAGCAAGATATGAAAAGTTTGATCCTGAAACAACTGCAGAACTTAAGCAATTAAGAGAAAATGTAAAAGACATCTTTAATAAAGGACTAGACCCTGGTGATGAGATAATGGAACAATTATACTTCCTTGATCCAGCTACTAAAGACCTAGTAGAAAAGATGACACGTTCATATGATATGGTTGTCACTCCAAAAGACTTCCAAGCTATTGCTAAATTAATGTCTGAACATTTAGGTGAGCAGGTTCCTATTCTTAAAGATTTTACTAAATTCTTTGGTAGGCTAGCTGAAGATTATTTAACTAATGCTAAGCCTTCACAAGCTGCATTAGATTGGAAATCTATAGGCGCTACTAGTATATTAGGTACCCGTAAAAAGGGTTATGTATTACCTGATAGAGTTAGTGAAATATTAGGATTAAGGCCTGGAGAAGCTTTGTCTGAAAAGTTTTTAAAGAGATTTGATGGTTGGAAACCTGACGGAACCTTGGCTGATCTTATTTATGGTGTAAAAGGCCCAAAAGATCGTAGAACTGGATTTAAAGTATTTAAAATAGAGCCTATAGAAAAATTAAATATCTCTAAAGGTTTTGAAATATTTTATGCTAATAAGCTGCCCAAGTCTTGGACTAATGTCCCATGGGTTAATTTTGATGGAAAAGTTATTGAGCAAAACTTTACCCAGTCATTTGAAGAAAGATTAGTCTATAAAGATAAAGATGGTAATTGGGTTAATAATTTAGTTCAAGTGCAACAGAAAACAGAAGCCACTTGGTGGGAACAAGTAGTAAATGCTGAAGGAAAGATAAATGACATTGCAGACGCGACTAAAGCACGAACAGCATATGCCGTTAACGGGAATCACTCAAACGATGCTACGTTGGTCAAGAATTTCCATTTATGGGGACGAGACAATAAGATTGCCACAAGCACCATTCACGATGCGTTTTTCGCCAATGCAGCCGATATGCTGGAGGCCCGGAAGGGTATAAGAAAGCTATATGCTAACGTACTAGATAAGAACCCTGTCAAGGTTACTTTAGATGAAATGTTAGCTAGAGGTTTTCCAAAAGAATTATATGATCAATATTTAGAAGAAGCTATTGACAAAGGATTAATTCCAGTTGCGGGTAAATCAGTTGTCGGTGGTAAAACATTAACAGAAGCGGACATCTTAACAAAGAAAGATGTAATGAGCGATATCCCTGATCCTACTAAATTTGAGGATGATTGGGGCTTTTACGGTATAGGCTGAAATATGAACGCAGAAATTAAAAGATGTACATGCCAACATCCTAATCAGGATAAACTTCATGGTAATGGAATGAGAGTGATGAATCCAGATCAGAAGAAAGGATTTACATGTACGGTATGCGGGGCTAAACATAAATGATAATGCACAGGTTCTTTACAGAGACCCCGTTAAATTAACCCTAAAGCGGTCCCCCTTTATTTAATCCCTTTAGTTAATCAGTCTATTATCTATCCCTTAGAAATATACTAATAGATAATTATCTTAAGGGATTATAGAACCCGTTAAATTAACCCTAAATACTAAAAACAAATATCCTATAGGGTGAATTGTATTCACTTTATAACACTGAGTTGTACTCAAAGGAAACATAAAATGACCGAAAATGTCGAAGAAAAAGAAACTGATAATATTACTCCGGATACTACTGCTACCAATTCTCCTGTGGATGATATGGACACGAAGATCCAAGAAGCTCTTAAACCAATCAAAGAAAAACTCGATAAAGCGTACAGCGAAAGAGACAATGCGTTAAAGAAAGCTGCTGAGTATGAACAAAAAGAGAAAGAAGCTGAAATAAAAAGACTTCAAGAAGAAGGAAAACATAAAGAAGTTTATGAACTTCAGTTAGCGGAAGCCAATGCTAAATTGGAAACGATAACAAAACGTAACATAGAACTCGCTAGGGATTTAGAAGTAAAATCTGTTCTTAGTGGATATACGTTTAGAAGTGATAAAGCTGCGGATATGGCATATATGGATGTGGCATCGCAACTTGTACAAAATGAAAATGGAGTATGGGTGCATAAATCAGGAACTGATCTAAGAACCTTTATAAAACAATTTTCTGAAGACGATAACAATTCTTTCTTATTCAAACCAAAAGTTTCGACAGGGGCCGGTCAGACAAGTTCTAGCAGTACTTCTCAAGATACTTCGAATAAATCTTTATTCCAGTTATCACAAGATGAAGTGCTTAAACGTGCTGCTGAAGGATCACTTCGCAGGAAATAAATACTTTAAGGAAAATTAAAATGGGCGTTACAACAAGTACCTTGCCTACAGGTATGCAGGCTGGCTTAACAAATAACTATGTATTACAAGAAGCAATTGGTGCTTACAGCGATGAAGCTTATACCAATGCAAGAAAATTATCTGGCACAGGTATTACTTCTTCTAATCCACAAATTGATACTAGCACAGAAACCTTTATTGGTCAAATGCGTTGGATGAAACCGTTAAACCCAACTATTAACGTTGCGTCATTAACTGAATCTGCAGACGGCGTCAAAACCAATTACGACACTGACTACAGCACATATATTAAAACTGTGCGTACACACGGTGCCGAAAAAGTTAACATGCAACAAATTGTTACACAACAAGACGGCTTAGCTAAAATTGGTCGTGACTTCGGTGAAACCCGCGCTCAAGACGAACACAATGCTATTCTTTCTGTATTGAAAGGTGTTGCTGTAGCTGAAGCATTAAACGGTGCTGCTACAGGTTCAGGTTCAACCGGTCTTGGCGGTCAAACATTCTCTAACGATCCTACAGATAAGAAATATGGTTTCTACGTAGATCTTGGTTCTGAGAAAATCGTTACTGCTAATGGTGTTGCTCCTGGTGCGGTTACTAACTATGCATATCAAGGTGCTTCACGTGCTGAAGGTTTCTTAAATGCATTTGGTATGGCATTTAAAGATTATGAACCAGAATGGGCGTACTTAATTGTATCTCCTGAAACTATGGCTTCATTTCGTTCAGCTAACTTTGTCGATGAAACAACTATTGTTGATGGTAACATTAACTTTAACACAATCTTCAATGGTAAATTCCGTCTAATCACTACACGTGCTGCTCAGTCGCTTTCTGCTGCTGAATTAACAATGTTACGTACTGGTGCTGGCGTTGGTGCTGCAACTACTTTTGCTGCTAATAAGAAAACTTCATTCATTGTATTGCCAGGTGCGATTGCAATGGAACAGTTGACGGTTCCTGATTCAGTTGAAGTTTACCGTGACGCTAACAAATACAAAGGTGGTGGTACAACTTCTATTTGGAATCGTTGGGGTTATGTATTATCTCCTGCTGGTTACGATTGGAATGGTGCTAAAACTGAATTCCCATCTGATGCAAATTACATGGGTGTTGTTGAAAGCGGTACTTCTAAAGCATTGACTGCAACTGGTACTATTGCTAACGCACGTGGTACATGGACACGTAAAACACAATCCGCATTATCATTAGGTATCTTACCTGTATTCCATTCTTAAGGAGTAAGTTATGGCACTAGTTAAAGGTGTTAATTCAAATGCTACCGTAACTGAGGCCAATACTTATTTTGAGAACAGACTAGATGTTGCAGCATGGACTGACGCTCCTGATACCCAAAAAGAGAGAGCTTTATGTACTGCTACATTTATGTTGGATGAATTGGATTGGATCGGAGTAGCTACAGATTCAACACAATCACTAGCTCATCCTCGTAAAGATGGTGAATATTTTGATCCTAAATTTGGTATACTTGTTTCTTTAGTTTCTACTGTTGTTGATCAAAGAGTCATTAAAGCTACTTATGAGTTAGCTTATCATTTATTAAATAATGACGGACTCTTAGACAATACAGGCTTAATTAAAGATTTAGAACTTAGTGGCATTAAACTTAGTGTGATTAGACCTGCGGATAAAATCCCCATGGTTGCAAAGACACTCATCAAACCATTACTCCGGAATAGTGGTAAGAGAACATGGTGGAGGGCTAATTAATGGCTTATAATTCATTAATTGGTGTCCAGCTAAATAAAGCATTTAATGCAGCTAAGGACTTGGCTATTGAAGCAGTGTTTACAAAAACAGTTAATTCTGAATTTGACTTTAGCACTGGTGAAGTTAATGATACGACTATACCTTCAATAACGACAAAAATAATTATTACAAAAACGTCTAAAACTACAGAAGCGAAAACGATGACTATTATGTTTAAAACAAAAGAAGTTGGGCCGTTTTCGATGACAGACCATGTGTATATAGGTAGTGATAAATGGCATCTTGGTAATGTGATTACTTCAAACAATCATATTTCAGTTGTTGAACTTTATCATGAGGTATAATTATGGGCAAATATGAATTATTAGAAAAAGACGTTTACTCAGTATTTTCGTCTAATGGATGGAAAGCTGAAAAT